TTTCAGCCAGCATTCTTTTTTGTCCACCAACTGGCATTTCAGGTTTTCCTGTGCCAATTAAGTTAAAAGCGCCGTCAGCTGTAGTTTTAGATCTAGGATCTATCTCTGTTTGCTGATCACCAACTTTTACTGGCTTAATTTTATCTAGTTTTTGCATTTTTGCTCCTTTTTTTCTTCTTCTCAACACCTTTTATTACGCCTTTGTTTTTTGAAGCGTAAAAAACTTGTTCGCCACGCTTTTTGCCGTACTGTTCTTTCATCGAACCCATAATTTTACGACCTTTTGCGTTCAGTGGCATTATTCTTCTACCTCTATTGCAGTTATACCTGGATTTCCACTCTTTGCAAGACTTACTCCAGCTCTTAATTTTGCTAATTTTTCATTTTGTTCCATTTTTTCGTCTGCAATGTCCGCTGCTTGCATTAATTTAGCTCTATCAAGATCATTTTTCGCTTTGTCAGCATCTTTTTTACGTTCATTTTCCATTGCACGTAAGTCAACCTCTCTTGCTTTTAATTTTAGAAGCGGATCAGAGTCAAATTGTGACGTAATTTTCTTTTCTTCTTCCATAAAGTCAGCTGTCATCTCTGCAATCAACACAGATTTTCTAGATTCGATACGTTGTGTAATAACTTGTAGCTCTTGTGCAGCTCTTGGATCCACTGGAGCCGTTTGTTGTAGCGCTGCTAGTCTAACTAATTCTTCTCTAAACTCTAATTGCACCTGTTCTTGTGCCATTAAACTAATATGCTCTAATATATTTTTTTGTATTGCACCCATGACAGCAGGATTGTTTCTAACAATGTTTGTTGCCATAAAATTTAAGTGTGAAGTTATGTGTGCTCTGTGATCTTGACCAGGAAAAGCTTGAAAAGGTTTACCTGTAAGAGCAGAAATGTGTTCCATACTTGGGTCCATAGGTTGCACTGGAGCAGGTGGTGGTAAAATACCATCAATATTTTTTACACCAATAGCTTCGTACATACCTCTGTATGCAGAATATAAATTATGTATCTGTGGATTAGATGTAGCTAGCTGTAATTGTGTTTGTGCTAGTGTTATTCTTTGTGACATAGAAAAGATATTAGGATCTGCAACTGGTAGAATATCTATTCTGTCATCAAAATCTAATTGTTTAATTAATCGTGCACCACCTACAACATCGTACGGATATTCTGGTGGTAGATAAGTTTGTATAATTTTAGATAGTAATTTAAATTCACCTCTCATCGAGTTGTATAATCTTTTGTGTATCGCAGACATAACTTTAGATCCTCTTTCAAGAAGAGCAATCGTTGTACCTACAGCTGCGTTCTGTGTGCCTTCGCCAGTTTGTAATTCTGATATGGCAGCAAATCTTTGACCTGCTTGAACCACAATACCCATTAATTGTAACAAGGTCGTTGATGGTTCTTTGTATGGTAGAGGATAGAAAGCATCCCTTAGACTGCCTCCTGGGGCATCTACGTCTTTAAATTCACCAGGTTGAATTGGTGATGCTTCATCTCTAACTCGCACCCCTCTTTGTTTGAAACCAGCAGGTAGGTTTGACAAAGTTCCTGCATCTAATAATTGGCGGAGAGCGACCGTTGCCGTTCGACTCAATCCGCCAATCATGTGTATTAATCCAAATCCGTAGAACCCTAGTCCAGGCAGAAATTTAAAATGGACAAAGTATTGAGTTCTTTGTTTTTTTGGATCATTGGGCGCATAGTTCCTTCTGATAGAAAGAACTATTCCACTACCTTCATCGACTGTCACGATGTATGGTAGCTTGATACCAGATGGCTCACCATCTGGACCAATATCTTCGAAGCCATCTAAATCTAGATCAACATGACACTCAAGAAGAGTATACATCGTTTGTTGTTTTCCAGATTTTTTAGTGCCTTCTAATTCTTTTTCTTTTTTAGAAACTTCATCGTTCGTTGACATTGCAGGTGGGCCAAGATCTACGTCAGCATAGAAACCTGCAACTTGTTGTTTTCTTAAATCATTTTCTGAAACTTTTATAACGTGAATGATAGATTCTGCTTCTTCTAAACTGTTTGCTGTGTACGGCACAATCAAATCATCTGCTGGTACAAATTTAGATACCGCTCTACCAATCAGATCATCATAGTAAATTTTTTTAAATGTAGATCCTGCAAGTGGTAAATGAAATAACATAGAATCGAACTCTGGTTCGTATTCTTTCATCTCATCCATAATTAAATAATTCATGTAGTCTTTCACACGCTCTGCTTGCTGTTGCTTTGCAGGTGAGTTGACTCCAAGTATTTGTGTTCTCACTGGACCGTCTGCTGGTAATAGCTCTTTGTATGCTGTGGCTTGGAACTGTGTAACAGCTTCTGCCAACACTGGGTGCGTTGCACCTGAAGCTCCTTGAAACGGTTCCGTTCTATTTTCGTATTTAAATCCTAATAGGTCAAGCCCTTCAGTGTAAGATTTTTCCCAATCCTTTCTAGACATTTTATAATCTAGATAATTAGTTTTCATCTCGTTACCGAGTGGCTCTAATACATCATCAGGTAAAAGTATTGCTAAGTTATCAAAATGTTTTTCTGTGCCAGGTATATTTATAGATCCTGGTTCGAAGTCGATAGTCGCACTACCATCTTCGTTAGGTATAACTTCTACTGGTGGTTTATCTTGTTGGACTTCCTCTTTAATTTCGATATCCTCGGGTCCAGGTATTTTAGCCTGCGTACGAGTTTCGCCCGGGAGTCCTTTTTCTATTTCTGCCATTTATTACTCCTTTATTTTCATACCATTTTTTAACAGAGAAGCCAAGCCCTCTGAAGGACCATCTGGCGTGGGTCCTGATTCTGGCGCTGGGCCTGATGATTTACCTGCCATTTTCATAATACCACCACCTGCTTTTTCTTGTCTAAAATTTTCTGCAAAAAAATCTAGTTTAGCTTGATCATCAACTAACTGTTTAAGATCTTGTATTGGAAATAAACTTAAATCTATTTTTGGATCTTGTTTTAATAATTCTTTTTTTAATACATCTTCACTAACACCTGGAAATTTTTGTTGCATTTCTGCAACTCTTGCTTCTCTTCTTAGTCTATCAGCATATTCACCTTGTGCTAGAAAAGGTGCTTTTCTTCTACCACGTTCCGCCATAGCAAAGTCTTCACCTTTTGCAAACTCTTTCGCACGCTCTGCTTCAAGATCAACTCTCAACTTTGGACCTAACGCAAGGTTTAATATAGATTCACCAAAAGCTTGCTTAAGCGGCATACCAGTTTTAAGTGCTTTGTCTGCAATCATTAAACCTTCAAAACCAACTTCTCCTGCGATAGCCGCTGGTCCTGCAACATTCTTAACGAACCTAGCTGCTTGCAAAGCTTTGCCTCCAACATTAGTTGGAAGTCTTGCAGTTTCTTGCTCCACTATTGATGCTGTTTTAATTGGATCTTGTCTAATAGCTTCTGCACATGTATTCGATAAACCACCTGCTTTAAGAGCGTTACATATTTTTCCTTGAGCACCTGAAGGTAATTGGTCCACAGTCTTAATGAGGTTTCTAATTCCACCAACTTGATCCTGTATTAATTTTCTACCTTGAGGTGTTTTATTTAGTTGTTGAAAATAAGATTTAAATCTTTCTGGTTGAGTTTCTCCTTTAAAACCTTTTGCAAAAGTTAATTGTCCATCAACAATTTTATAAGGTTGCTTTAAATTTTTAAATTGAGGATAAGCCTCAGTTGTTAATTCATTTAGTCTAGCTAAACTTTTTGTAACATTTTTGCCTTGATTAATATTATTAATTAAAGCTTTTCTTTTAACAGAATAACCTCCAAGTCCAGCAGCAGCGTTTTGCCGTTGTGTGCCACCGATTAAATTTTCAGCTACTTGTTTTGCAAATACTTTATCTTTAGGATTTCTAACCGCTTCTGATATGCCATATAAGTGGTCCATGCTATATCTTAATTCAAGAGGTAGTCCGTCTACATTTAATATTTTTTTTAAAGCTCTTTGTTCTTTACCCATTTCTTTTCTAATTGGAATGCCTGTTATCTTTTCTAATTTTTTTACATTTTCCATGTATTTTAAAGATGTTTGTGCAACTTTATCTCTATAGGCAGAATAATTTTTAAATCTGTTACCAAAAATTTTTTGTTTCATTTGATTTTCTAAACCAGTGTCTGTTCCTAATATAAAAGCCACGTCAGAATTTTTTCCTAAAAATTTATTTAGTTCATCTATTTTAGATTGAGTGAAACCAGCTGTTCGACTTTTATCAATTAAAACAGTTTTAAAATAATTATTAATATCTTTTTTTAGTTCAGGATTTACATCTATTTGTCCAGCATAAAATAACCTTCTATAAAATCTATCTTTTTCAAGTTCGCTACTTTGTAATAAGGCCTCATCAAACATAGAAAAAAATTTTTTATTAGGGACAGTTTGTTTATCCTTACCACTTCCAGCACCTCTAAATCTAGCCGTAGGTGATGGAAGATCTCCTGCTTGCGCTAAACGATTATTCTTAAATTCTGTTTTTTGTGCTTTTTTCCAATCTTTTTTTAGATCTTTTAAAAATTTATCTTTGTCTCTAACTTCGTAATTTTTAAAATTATTATCTAACCAAACCTTAAGCCAACCATCTATTTGTGATCTTTGTTCTAAGTTTTTTAATCTTGTGGCCTCTCCCCCGGCTTCTCCTCTATAGCTTCCTGGTTCATCAACCAAGCCACGCTTTGGTGTTTCCACAGATCCACCGATTGCAAAACCTAATTCCTTCTCAATAAGCTCTTGTGATTCTTTGCCAAGATACCGTTTAATCTTTTCGTAGTTTATCTTTTTTCTTTTCTTAACTTCTTCTGGTGGTTTTCTTTTAGGTAAGACAGGTTTGTTTCTTACTGAACCACCACCATTAAAGTTTACAGAGCCGCCACTGTTAAATCCTGGACGAGTTAGATATGCCATCATCTCGTTGTAATGTTTTACTTTCATTATTCTCCTAATAGACCTGCAAGTCCCCCAGCTGCAAAATCCTGGTCAAGGTCGATTTTAGACTTACTTGTTTCTTGTTTTCCTACACCTGCAAACTCGTCAAGATTTTCTGTGCCTGTCTCTATACCTTCTTCAAAATCTTTATAATAATTACCCTCTGTATCTCCTCTGTATTTTACTTCACCTTGAACAAATTCATCAGGTCCTCTTTTACCTCTCATCTTACTTGTAGGCTCATCAATGATATCGCCTTGTTTAAATTCATAGCCACCTTTCATACCTTGGTCAGTATCAAAATCTAATTGTATTCTGTTACCTTCTCCTTCAATCGTTAACTCTATGTCAGGTCTGTCAGGATGTTTGTATGTTGTTACATCACCAGTTTTTTTAACAAAATCTTTT